ATCGCCTGCGCTACTGACGGTTTGAGCCACATCCCCAGCGGTGCGGCTGGTGGGCGTGACGATCAGCGGCACACCGACACCGTGCAGCTTGGATACCTTGGTGATCTGGGCTAGCTCGGTGGCGAGACTCAGGCGCACTTCTGCGGCAATCTCCGCCGCGCTCGGCCCGGTACTGCCGCTTGTGCTGATCCCCTGCGCCTGCACAGGCACGGTGTAGTTGACGTTGACCTGATACGTCCCAAGCGTTGACACCACAGGGATGCCGCCGCCTTCGACGAACAGGTTGCCGGTGATCGTCAACGAATGGTTGGCCTCCATCGGACGCACCCGCCAGCCGCTTTGCAGAAAGAAGTACGGCGGGATGGACAAGCCGCCACCCAGATCGTCGCCACCAGCCAGCCGAAAAGCCAGCGGCCATTGCGGGTTGCTGGCGTGCCAGTCGGCCCAGCGTGACCAGATGGTGGCCGCAGTGACACTCGCGCTATCGAGCACGATGTGCCGGCGAGCAGTGTCAAATGCGATCATCAGGCAACGTAGCTCGGGTCAGACTCAGCCACCGCAGAGATAGAGATGCCCTTGCTCTGCGTGATCGTGCCGGTTGACACGCCCGGCTTGGCACTGCCGGGGTTGCCCCAAGCCAGTGTCACAGCGCGGTCTGTGCCGCCTGCGTAGCCACCTTGCACATTGCCAGAAAAGTCGAAGCTAAAAGCAATGCTGGCCCCGCTGATCGCCCCGGTGATGTCGTTGCCGTCTTTGTCCTTGACGATGACCGCAGTGCCCTCGCCAAAGTCATCGCCGCCGGGTGTGGTCGTGTAGAACAGGGTGTAGTAACCCGTGCCGCCTGCGGTCAATGGTGCGTTAAAGCCAAACGTGCCAGCAGAGGCGTATGGGAAGATGCGCTCGACACCGTTGTCATCCACAAACACCACATCGTTCAAATCAGCCGCAGTGGGCGTGAAGAAGGCGCGGCTGTAAAGCGTTGGCCCCACAAACCAGCAGATCAAGTCTGCCGTCTTGCCCGTGACTGTGCCGCCTGTGCCTCCCGTGTTGATGTCGCTGCTCTGGCGCAGCAGGTACTGCATCCGGGTGTAAATCTGAAAGCGCGTCAGGTTGGTGTGGGTGATGTGCTTCTTGAACGGGTAGCTGCCTGCGCCGATGGTGACGTTACTCGTGGCGGTGTCGTATTTGATCGTGCAAGTGGCGTAGCCACCCGCTACCACGCCGGTGTCATCGGTGGTCAGGTTCAGGTCGGCACTGGTGTTGATACCAAACGGCAACTTGTATGCGCCCGTGGCCGTCTCAGAAATGTCGGTCAACGACACATCATCGAAGGTATAGCCGTAGGTGCGGTTAAAGCTCTTGAAAAACGCTCGCTTGTCAAAGCTGCCATTGCTGGCATCCCCGTACACCTGAATGGCCTCGTTGGGCAGGTCGGTGAATGTGTAGTTGGTGGGCGCATCCGTGCTGGCGCGCTGAAAGTAACACTGGCTACCGGCTGACACGCTGCCCTGCAGCACTGCGCCAAAATAGACCCGGTTCAGCACGCCAGCGCTGCTGTACTCGCTCCAGCCGCCGTTGCGGATCATCTGCCGGGTGGCGTCGCTACCGGGCCGCCAGCCGTTGTATGTGCCGCCGGGGTCGCGGCCAAAGATGTACTGGCCCGAGCGGTTGTCAACCTTGTTGAGCGGGAACGGATAGGGCTTGTAAGTGGCTGTGCTCCACAAGTCCACAAACTTTGACCAGATGGCGTTGGCGTCCACCCCGTCCTTGGCGATCAGGCCATTGGTGGTTGAGCCATCGGCTGACGCGATGAAGTCAAAGGTGCGTGCTGTGGTGTTGAACGAGAGATTCGTGCCAACTATCAGCGAGTCGGGATCGGTTAGCATGCTCATGGTTTACTCCAAATATGACGGGTCAGGTGTTTGCGTGACCGGCAGGCTGGCATTGCTGCTGCCAAGCGCATAGCCGCGCACGAAGGCCGGGATGTAGCCGGGTTTGTAGATAGCGATGTCGATGGACTGCGGCGTGCTGTAGTCATAAACCCAGCTTGTGCCAGACCAATCCTCTACGCTGGTCAAAACAGTCTCTGTGCCAGCAGCGAGGATGACCACATCACTACCCGGCACCAGTCCGGTGACGGTTAGCTGCACGCCTGGGTTGGTCACTGTGATACTCGGCCCGGTGTTGGTGTAACTGGTGCCCGCTGGCAGTGCCATAGTGACTGCACCGCCGCTGCTGTTGACCAGCTCCACCGTGCCGCTGAACTGCGTGCTGGCAAAGTTGTAATCGCCCACTTCGGTGCAATCAATCTTGGTGCCCGACAACTTGTATGTGTGCGTGCCAGCAACCAGCAGCAGCCATCCACCAACGAGGGTGCCGTCCGTGCCCATGGCAGGCCAGGAGAGCTTGGTTGCAAGCGGGATGGCGAAGTTGTTGCCATCGGTGCTGGTCAGCAGCACGTCGCTGGCAATATTGGCGCAGTAATAGGCTTGTGAGTAGGCGTACACCTTGGCCCAGGTGTCAGCAGTGCCAGCAGCTACGGTGATCTGTGTGCCGGTGATCGTTACGCCGGTGTAGGCATACGCGGTTGTCTGGGCAGCTTCACTCTCTGCGATTGTTGGATTTGCTGGGTCCACTGCCGCAATCGCCAGCACAGTGTTGCGTGTAACAGTTGGCATTGACTCATTAAAAACATAGCCGTAGTGTCGTGCTCCAGTGATCCATGGGGCCATTGAGATACCGGAAAGAAACGCCTGTGCTCCAGCGTTGTTTGAGTTGCTTTCCCATGTAAGTGTGACAAGACCAGCACCGCCTGAATTCTGAATAAAGTCAAGGACAAAACCCACCCAAGCATCAGATACATCTGGCATGGTGTAACTGGCCGTGCTTCCAAGGCCGCTGATGCTGATACTTGGCAAGTTACTACTTCCGTAGCTAGCGGTTTTCCGCATGTAGCCGACTATGCGGGTTGTTACGCCAGACTGCACCAAAATAGAAGTTCCGACAGTTAGTGGGTATCTAGATGACCTTCCGGCTTTTACGCTGGACAGCGCATTTTTTACAGTAGAGTTGTCTCGTTCTATAGACGGCACTGATTTGTTATTGGAGTTCCAAACTTCCTGTAAGGTTGTATCCTTATTCTTATTTACAACCACAAGCTGTGTAACCAGAGAGGCAGCAAACATATCGTAACCTATCTGCTGACCAGGCTTAAATGTGCAGTCTGTGTAAGTTGTAACGCCAGCGCCATTCGTTTGAGTGTTATATAGGTTGTCAATACCGTACTTATAAAACACACAGTTGTTATAAAAGCATTCCGCTCCCATGCCATACTGCATATATGCGTTTAAGTAAATCTCGCAGTCCTCAAAAGCGATATTTGACCCAGCAGCATTAGAGGCATATTCAGCGGTGTTAATTATGAATCCTGTAAACTTAATAAAATTAGCCGCTGCGATGAACGCCGCCATCCCTACTTGCCTGAAAACCACCCACCTAGCGATTGTTGATTTAGTAATACCACCATTCAATGCTACGCTGACTCGTCCAACCGTAGAATAAAAAATACAGTCCACCGATGGGAATGCCCAATCTGTATTTTTGTTTTCCAGGTACAGGGCACCATAGCCTGCGGAGTTGTGAAAGATATTCCTATCGAAGGCTTTACACGATAAGTCTCTAGTCCACCAAGTATTAAATATGCTAACCGCGTACCTGTTATAGCCAGCCCCCATATCCTTAAAAGCCACGTCTGTTATTGTGTAGCCCTGAGTGGCTGACTTATAGAAGCTATCAAGACCGCCTGCTACAGCGCCAGTGGTTATTGCAAAGCGATTTAATACAAGAGCGCTACGCTTAACAGTTGTTACCGTGTCGTTACTGAATGATCTAAACGTCAGATTTGACGTTAGGTTGCCTACGGGTGCGGTGGCCGCGTGATCGTATAAAACAGGTGTGGCTGCTGCGTTCCATCCAATAGTGTTGGTGCCTGTATCGACGCTTGTCAGCACAACTTCGTCTGTCTTGGCTACAGTATTTGAAACCCAAGCCTGCGTTGCTCCAAACACAATCCTGTCCCCAACTCTCCACCCAGACACATCATCTACGGTGATGTACTGTGTACCAACGGATGACGCAACAAGTGTTTCTGTGGTTCTTGTCCAGCGTTTTTTAACTGCACCTTTTGCATTGAATAGGCAGCACCCATCACCTACAGTGAAAGTGTAGAGAGTTGTTCCATCTGCCTGTCCATTCAAGACGAACTCGCAGGTTACGTCAGGAGTAGCAGATAGGTCTGCGGTAAAGAATGACCCGTTATTTAACGTAATGTCCCTCTGGCTCATCAATGAGGTGGACACTGTGTTTGACACGATGAAACTTGATCCAGTTTTCACAGTCAGGGTACGCACACTTGCACCAAGAGTATTTAACGTAACCGTGTGGCGTATCGTGCCGTAGTATTGCGTTCCGACACTACTAGTGGTGGTGTTAATAGCTGCGCCACCCGGAGTCAGAGCAAGATTAAACGTATTTGCGGCTGCGTTTATGACGTAATAAAGCTTATCTGCTTCCAGCGGAGTGGCAAGAGTATCAGTAGTAGATAAGTGAACCGCTGTACCATTTGCTAGTCCGTGGGCTGTCTTGGTGACAACCGCAGGAGACGCATTACCGATCGTGGCAGAGATGCTGTCTGCCCCAATGACTGCATCATCAGCAACCGTAGGCACAACCCCACCCACCCAAGTCGCCGTATCCGACCAGTTACCCGTTTGTGCGCTTGTAATCGTTGCCATCAGTCACGCCCGATCTGCAAGAGTGCGACTGCAAGCAGCGCAATAGATGCGCCTGAGAGGGCTGAGAGGATGATGCAGGTCATGCAATGCCCTGCGCTCGCCCGTCGGCGTCGCGAATGTCCGCCCAGGCGGTGTTTTTGAATAACAGGTTGAGCAGCGCTGTCTCGCTGGTGTTGCTCATGCTCATGGTGGTTTAGTCCTTGGTGTAGGTGGTATCGGCGTCCATGATGAGCGTGCCGCCGTTGTTGACCGTGATGCCGTCGCTGTTGACAAGGCCAGAGATGGCTGCATCGTCAAAGTTGCGGGTGACGGCGCTGATGGTTTGATTTGCCATTTATTGAAGCACCTCGGTCATGCGGCCAGCGTTGTTCAGGGCGGGGTTGTAGGCGATTTGGTAGGTCATGACTCGTAAGTGGTGACGGTGCGGTTGATTTCGTCGCTGGCGTCGCGCTCGACCACTTGCGTGGCTTTGCTGGGGAATGCGTTATTCACCACCACCTCTGACGGCTGCACTTGATTGATCACGGTCACAGGGCTCTCCGGCACATGCACATCAACTTGAATGTTCGGGGACGGCGCTGCTGCAGCCTGTGGGACATGCACGTCAACCTGGAAATTGGGCGCCGGTGCGGCGGCCATCTGCACAAGGCCCTCGGGCATGTGAACGTGCACCGCCATGGGCTCACGCGCGGCGGCCATACTGGCTGCAAGGGCGTTGAGAACAGGGGCCATGGACTCGCGCTCTGGTCGTTTGGCCACCACTTGGTACTGCTGACGCTCAAGTTCACGCTGTTGTTGCGTCAACTGTGCAATGGTTTCCTGGTGGCGCTCGATCCCCTCGGCCAGCCGCACGAAGTGATGGGTCATCTCGACCTGCTTCTGCTGCAGCGCGGTGATCTGCACGCTGTCTTCCGCCTTTTTGGGTGTGGTCTTAGGCGCAGACGCCGGGTCGTTCTTCGCTGGCCCCTTGGGCGCCTGTGGAGCGTCAGAGTTGAGTGTTTGCTGCATCGCACCGGTGTTTGACTGTGCTGATGCAAGGTCTGCTGCTGCAGGGTCCTGCATGCCTGCCTTGAAGAAGGTGCCTGACAGCGGCTTGTACCCGGCCGGCGGCAGGTTCCCGGTGATCGCCACGGAGGCTTCCTCATCGCTCATCAAGCCCAGGCTCAGCAGTTCGAGGATGCGGGACTGCTCCATCACCTTGAACGTGGTCAGTTCGGCCTTCGGGCGCAGGTCAATCGGGTCAAACGCGAACTGCACGTAGCAGTCCTGGCCCAGCAAGCGCGCGGCGAGCGTCAGGGCGCGCGAGATCATGCCATTGATGTGCTGTTGCAGGCCCTCACAGTATTTCAAAAATAATAGTGATTCTGACGACGCCACGTTCTGGCTGCCCGACCCGTGCCCGAGCACAAAACTGGGCGCTTTGCTGCCGGTGGCCGACTTCGCGTCGATCATTTTCTGCAGGGTTTCCCACTCGGCAGAGAGGCTGGCGTTGCCGTTGTTGAGGTACGAGAACCCTACGCTGTCAAACGAGATCAGCGCGTCATCTGGCTCCAGGCCGTTCACAGTCGACTCGATGTCCGAGATGAAGTTGTCCTGGAAAGTGGCGACACCTTCAGAGTCACCGGCAATGCTGATTGGTACCGACTTGCGGAACTTTTCGCTGTCTATCGCTACGTTCAAGCGTGGGTGCAGCGCCTTCTTGATGCTACGGCGAACGTCGTTTGTAAATTCCGTGTCTGCAAGGATGGCCTGCAGGGCGCTCTCCATCGGGCTGGAGCTGTAAGGGCTCAAAAGGTCTTGGTCGAGCGCCGAGTAGAAGAACGTCGGGATGTCCAGGTTGATGTCGACACCGTTGACGCGCTGGTGCGGGGCAATGTAGCCTGTGGCGTCTTCGTAAAACTCCAGCTGCGTGGTGCTGATCGGCTGCAGACGATTCGGAATGCGCGCCTTGTCCAAGACAAGCTCCATCGCACAGCTGCCGTACAGACGCAACTCCATGCACAGCTGCTCTGCCAGCGTGTGGATGCTACTGACGCCGGCAAAACCGTCGTTGTAGTCCGTCAGGTAGTTCAACCTGGCCAGCAGGGACTGCGTGAGCTTTGTCGCTTCAGGATTGATCGTGCCGTCAAGGTTCCTGGCCACCGCCTTGAACTCCTTGCTCACCACCAAGCGCTGGTAAGCGTACACGCTCGCGGACAGGTCAGGGCTCACCTGCGCCAGGTCATGAATGGTGCTCTTGGTGGACGTGCCGTTGCGCAACGTCAGCAAGTCAAGGTTTGCAGTCTGGCGGTCAGTGGATGTCAGGCGCTGCTCACCTGTGGCCGTGGCCGTGCGCTTGCTGAAGCTCTGCTTCGCTTGCGGCTTGTTGGGCGTCTTTGGGACGACCACAGGCGGCAGGTCTGTCGCAGCCTGCGGGCCAGTGAAGAGAGATTTCAGGAGTTTGAGCATCGCGCCATACTGAGGGGTCGATGGGCCAAAGTCAATCCGGGGGGTTAACGCTGCTTGAGTTTGAAGGTGCGCAGCATGGGCGGGGGTGTGTTGCCGTTGTGAGCAATACCGCGCATCCTGGAGGCAATCCAGCAGTACCCGGCGCTGTGCCAGAGGTGATCAGCCCCCTTCGTCGACTTCGTCCAGCTGGATGTAAATTCTCCATTCCTGAGCGCGCTTTGAGTTCGGCGCATGTCAACAGCATGAGCTTTAAACACCTCCCACTCCGATGTCTTGCGCACCCACATGCGACCCTCTCGGACCTCGACAAGCATTCTGTCAAACAGGGCTGACCTGTTGATGCTTACCTGGCGCAGCGCCCCGAGTGCCGTCTCCGTGTTTTGCTCCCTTGTCTTCACCTCGAAGATGTCCATACCTGACTTGCTGGTGTACATGCACCCGTACAGCAGCGGGTCTTCCTCACTCATCCCCATGATCAAGTCCACGAACGGTTGCTGGTCGCTGCAAACCACTGAAACTCTGTACGTGGATTTCAGGGCAAAGTACCTTTCACGGAACCTTGGGAGGGGTACTTTTTCATAGTGCACGATGCCGAACTTCCCGTCGGGCCCTGTGCCACCGACAGTGAAGTGGCACACCAACCCGAGGTCAATCCCCATGACATGGCTCTGGAATGGACTGCTGACCATTTCGACACCGATCGCCTCCATGTCCCCCTCGGTGACACCTGATTCCGCGTCCTCAGCCGTCATCCCCAGGTTGAAGTTCCTGAAGTCGGCTTTGCGGTTGTACTGCGTGCTGACCTGCACCAGGTAGGGGATAGTCACTACGCTTGGGACGTCGAACGGCTGCACCTTGAACCCTGTGGCCACATAGTTCTCACTCGCGTTCTGACATACCCACTCACGGTGCTCCGGCAGCAAGCTCGGCACACCGCCGCACGACGGGCAGTGAAGCGCAGCCTTCAGGTAGTTGGTCCGGTGAAGGTTCTCCTCGACGATGTCGTCCAGATGCGCGTCCCACCCCGGTACCTTTACATGCTCGTAATAGTCTGGGTAAAAAAAGTGCCCACACTTGTCGCACTTGCAGAAGTTGAACCAGCGTTTGCTGTTCTCAAACGCAGTGGAGATTGGATCGTGGGGGAAGGTCGGGGTGGATAATTTGATCTTGATGCGATGCTTCGAGGCAATCAAGCGAGACTCGTAAATCTTCGCCTTGTCCTGGTCCATGAAGGAATACTCATCAAAAGCGACCAAATCCAAACTGTGCGACAGACCTGAGGTCTCCGAGTTCGTGCCTCGAAACAGGATGTTCTTGCCCGACCCGAACGACCTAACCTCGGCGTTGTCCATATTCCCGCCGGCGAGCGCCGCGCGCAACGCCGGGCTCTCGTCACAGATCGGGCCGAAGCGCGTTTTGGCATAGGTCATCGAGAAGCTCGCCGTCGGAAATAGGTACCCAACAGAGAAGTTCCCGCTGGCCGTCATGACCATCGCTGCTACCATTCTGAGAGCAAGCTCGGAAGCGCCCAGTTGGGCTGACTTGATTAACGTGATCTCCGGGCTCTCCTCCTGCAGCACACGCAACTGCCACTGGTGGTTCTCGAAACTGTAGGGCTTTCCACCAAGGGACGTGTTCTCTGTGATCCACCTGGCCAGGTCCTTGCGGCCCAGCCTATTGACCGTGGCCATCCTCAAACGCGTGAGGTGTTCTTTGGAAATTTCTTCAAGCATTTTGGTATTCTCTGGTTCCTTCTTGTTGTTCGTAAAACACGTCTGACGCGTCGGGGTCCCACAACTGATCGCGCAGAAACCCGGGCAACTTGTTTAGCTTCTTCGAGTTGCTCCGCTTAGACACCACTCTCAGGTTGGCGGCAACGTGAAGTCCGCTGACCTTGGTATTCTTTAGGGGCCATATATGGTCAACAGAATGCTGTACCCCTGTCGACTTGGTCATGAACTCCGCCTCTGCGAACACTGCACGGATGTCAGCAGGCTCCGCCCACTCAGGATGCTTCAGCATTGCCTTGCGACTGTCCTGCAGATGCTTGGCCCGCTCAGGGTTCTTCGTATTGCGTGCGCGCATCTTCGCTAAGTACCCCTCCGGGTCCAGGGCGCGTCGTCTGGACGCATCCTCAGCCTGACAGGCTTTGCACATACTGCCGTGGCCGTCTAACGACTTCGAGAATCTTGAGAAGAATTCCAGCTTCTTCACTGCCTTGCAGGACGTGCACGCCTTCTCAGTGCGTGCGGCAATGGCCGCACGCTTGTCGGCGCGCTCCTGGGCCTTCTTGGCCCGCATCGGAGCCTCCGTGACCTGGCGCTTCGCCACCTGCGCCCTGTACATCCGCTGCTTCTCCTCGTGGCTACGTGCGTGGTTCACTTCTGCACGGGCCGCAACCACGCAGGATTTGCACATTGGCACCAGCGTCTGGGCCTTCAGTTTCGTACGGGATATTCTGAAGTTGGCCGCCGGCAGTTCCTCTTTGCACCTCGTGCAGACCTTGGTCGCTGGCAGCGGCGCGTTCTGAAGACGTTCGGCGTGCCCCTTGCCGATTTTCACACTGCGGGCATCCCATCGGCAGGTCTTGCAGGTGTCGCGCAGAATTCGATTCGAGTAAAACTCCTTCTGCTTGCCCGTGTACCCGCAAGTTGTGCATGTTCTGGGTAACTCCCCGTCAACCCTGCGCTGCTTGGCAATCTCCAGTGAGCGGTGGCGCGCGGATAATCTGACGTTCTCTAGGTGAGCAGATTTTCTGCAACTGGAGCACGTGTCGCGCCAGGACGTCTTGGCGAAAAACAACTTCGCCCCGCCAACAACGTCACAAACCTTGCACGTCTCCTTTCTAGTCTCGCTAAATTTAGGTCTACCCTTTCGCTCAGGGCGCGCCTCGTACTCACGGTAGTGCTCGATGTGGGCAAGTCTATACGCCTTGTTGTGGGCGGCGCGCGCGGACTTGTTTTTCTCGTAGTCCGCCTTCAGTGTGGCGGCGTTGCACGCTCTGCATAGAGAGTACAGCGCCCTAGTCCCATCCTTGAGGGCTCCAACTCGCAGGTTAAAGTCGTCAGCAGGCTTGTGCTCTGCACACTTCGTGCACACACGCCCGCTCAACTCGCTCTCCCGGAGGTTCCTTGGGTTAAGCAGGCCTGTGAACAGGGTTG